CGAGAGATTTGCCTACACCGGTGATGGCATTGCCGACACCCTGCAGTTTTGTCCCTACAGCCGCTATTTTTTCAAGAGCAACAGCCGACTTGGATGCCTGGGCTTCCAGTTCCTTCAGCTTTTGCTCTGTTTCGGCGATCTCCCTTTGAAGGGCATCATACTGCGCCTGGGAGATTTCGCCCCTCTGGAGGGCTTCGTTGGCTTGCTCTGCGGCTGTCTTAAGGGTGGCAAGCTTCTCTTTGGTTTCGGCAATGGCATCCTTTAGAAGTTTCTGCTTTTGGGTCAGAAGTTCCGTATTGCCGGGGTCAAGCTTGAGGAGTTTCTCCACATCCTTCAACTGTGCCTGGGTGTTTCTGATTTCACTATTGACGCCTTTCAAAGCGGTCTGGAGCTTAGTGCTATCGCCGTTAAGCTCGACCGTGATACCTTTGATTCTACCGCCTGCCATAGAAAGCCCTCCTTTCTGCTGTTTTTCTGCTTATTCTGTGAACTTTTTGAGCATATTGATCAGAAGACATCGAACTGCTCCTGCCCGGCCACCACATCGAATTTTTCAGAGTCCCTTTGGCTTTCTGTGACCATGTCAGTGACCATTCCGATGGTGAGCAGGTCGAGATCCCGGATGGAGATCCCTAACTGCACACATCGGAGCATAAAGAGCGGGGTGGTCATTTCCCGCTCAGTTTTTGGAAGTTTTTTTTAGACTTGACCTCGGATTCGATATTCAGTCCCCACAGTTCAATGATCTGCGGAAGCACCTGATAGATACTGAAGGTGTTGAAGTCCTCCAGCCACTCTTCCGGGGTGTCCGGGATGGTCGGGTCAGCATGGCGAGCCATCATATAGGCAATATTCTCGAAGAGCTCCAGCGAGAAGGTATCCAGCATGGAGCCGTCCTCAGTGCTGGTATCCACTGCTATTTCGAGCTGAGCCAGGTCCTTATAGATGTCCCTTCTGAACTTGATCCTGTAAAGTCTCGGAATGGCGGCAGAGGCTCTAAAGAGAACCTCTTTGCCGTCGATTTCTATCTTTTTTGTGATTGCCATTTATTATTCCCCCTCATCAACAACTGTCACTTCAACGGTTGCAGTATTTCCGGTCGTTCTGCCGCCGTCGGTCAGTGTGACAACATACTCTGCTTCTCTGGTCTGGTCGGTAGTCGAAATCGTAAGTGTCGAACCGGAAACAACGGCCTGCACCATACCGGTAGTCTCACCTTCAATCGTGACAGCCGCCGTTACAGTACCAAGTGCACCGGCAATAGTCGCTGTTCCGCTATCTTCAAGACCCAGGATCATGCTCGAGGGAGAAACACCGAAAGTCGCATTCTGCGGCATATATACACTGGAGTACCAGTTGTTATAGGCTGTAGCATTAGTATTATCGGACGTTCTTGCCTTGACATAGCCGCCTTCAAGAGGCGATGCCTTGATGGTCAGGGTCTCGGTCTTGACTTCGATCTCTTCCTCGTTGGTCGCGGACTCAATGGTCGGACGAGTTGCCGTGCAGTTATACATGACGTGCCTGATCTTCTTCTGGTCTCCGTCAAACTCAAAAAGCAGCGCAAAGGCAGCGGTCTCCACCGTGGCATCCTCAATCAGGACTGAATTGCTGTCCATGGTTTCCTTCAATACATCTGTACGGAAAGAATCCGGAAGCATAGCGATTTCAAGGTCACCTTCATAGCCCTGGTTGTTAGACACGGTGTAGTAGGCATAACCGTCAGCGTAGAAAATAGACGGCTCACCGTTTGCTTCCAGAGAAAGGGATACCGCACCCGGGATATGCACCGGTGTGCCGAACACAGGATTACCCTGTGCGTTAAAGGTGAGAAGCGCATAATGGACGTTTCTCAGGTTATATTTCACTTTGTTTTTAGGCATTTTCTTTGACCTCCATTTCAAATGAATAAAGGACCTCATAGAGCTTTTCGGAGTCTATCCAGACTTCAGACTTGTTGTAGAAAATACCGGCTTCATCCAGTACATCTTCAACCGTCAGCTCCATTTCAGGATCCTTGTAGTCGGTATACAGCTCGATATGAACTGTATTAAACTTCTTATACACTCTGCCGTCTGCGGAGAAGTTATTGCTCTCCGGGCAGAGATAACAGATGAAAGGCGGGTCAGGTGACTCACCTTCCGCAAAATGGTCATAGGCGTATGGGAAGCCCATGGCCACTAATAATTCAACGATTGATTCCACGGCTCTAACCTCCCAGTGCCTTTTCGATATCCTTTAAGAGCTTTTCCTCTGCCGCCTCCTCTGCAGGTGCGATATGAGGAATAGCCTTCACTCTCCCGCCGCCTCGCTTGGCATGACCATGCTCCAGAAGATGGGCCAGCTGATAGCGGTTTGATGAATACACCGTTACCTGAATGGCATTGGCGTTCTCCGACGTGGTTTTGCTCTTCCAGCTCTTCTTGTATTTTCCGGTCCTCACAGGGGCATTTGCCGATACTTCGCTCTTGCAGAACTTGCCTGCCTCTTTGACGGATTCCTTCATTTCATCCGTTGCAAGTTTGGCGTATTCCTCAAGACCCTTCATGACAGCATCGGCAAGGCCGTCTACAGATACTCTCTCCATGACTACCTCCGCGTTTTCATGCACATGATCTTCACAGACTTCTTCTTAAAGTTCATGTGGTCGATACCGGTGATATCGTAAAGCTCATCCTTAAATGAAACCCGAAACTCGGTAGAAGTGACTGCGGAAACAGCACTGCACCAGCGCACGGTAAAAGCGATCTTACCCTTTTCTACACGCTGACCGGCTTCCTCAGCTTCAGAGCTTACGGAGCTTTCCTCGCCGCTGACCGTTGCATGGCAGGTATAGTAATCCGTCCAGACTTCCCGGTGATTTCCGATGGAATCTACCGTCGGCACGTTCCTTTGAATCGTGATCTTTTCATTCAGTGCACCAATATCCATCAGAACGCCGCCTTTCTGTATCCTTCTAAGATAGACCACAGATCGAGCTTCAGCTTCTTATGATCTGCTTCTTCCCTGTGCTCATAAAGATAAGCGACTGTATAAAGCAGAGCGATATGGGTCTTTTCGTCTGTCGCTGCGATATACTCTTCCACCGTGTGCCTTGACACATCGGCACAGATATCTATAGCAGAATCGATAAGGCTCTGGATGAGATCATCATCGTCCGTGTAATCAACTCTCAGATAGGTTTTGGTTTCTGCCAGTGTAATGGTCATAGGTCTCCTCCAATAGAAGGACGGCACCAGAGTCTTTCATCCGATGCCGCCCCGCAGTTTTATTCTTCGCTAACCAAAATACCTGCCGAGCGAAGACGCACAAGCAGGTAGTTGTTAAGAAAGGCATTGATACCGGCAACATCTGTAGCTTCGCAGTCTTCCAGATCATCCACAGCAAGCACGCCGCCTGCCACGGTCTTGGAAGCCTCCGCAACGGAAATCGTGCCGGAGCTGACATTTAAGCCGTCACCGACTTTGACAACACCTTTCTTGGATTTCGTCGCTGTAGGCACTTCGGTAAAGGAACCACCTTCTACCTCGCAGCCTTCCTCAAAGATAACTTTTCCACCGAAATGGGTGACATCGCCACCCTGTTCGGTATAGTTCTTTGTGTTATAGCTCATAGGGCACCTCCTTACGCCTTCTGCTGAAGCACCTTGATGGCTTCAGGCAGGATAAGTCTTCCGTCAAGACGCTTGGATACCAGGAAGCCGACCTGACCGTTACCTGCATAAAGCTCGTTCAGACGCTTGATGCTGATACCCTGACGGTCACCGATCCAGAAGTAATAGAAATCGCCGAATGCGATGGTCTTGGCACCGGCCTCGATTTCAGGAGCGAATGCGGAAGTGTAGTAACGCTTACCGAGGATGGTATCGTGTTCTCCATCCTTAAGGGCAGGCTGCCACAGATACTGACCGCTACCGTCCTTCAGCTTTCTGATTGCCTTGATGGTGGAATCGTTCAGGATCCAGATGGCATCCTTGCGATAAGGAGACTTGAGGCTGTAGAACAGGTCAATGATTTCATCTGCAGTGATAGCAGTAGAACTGTTGGTAGTAACACCTACCTGTGCGCCGCCGGTTCCGTTAAGGATACCGGTAGGCTTGTGCGTACCGTTACCGTTAAGGAAGGCATCCTCTTCCTTGGCACCGATTCTGCGGGCAAACTCGCCGTGGATATAGCTTTCAAGGTCGAAAGCGGAATCCTGCAGAAGTTCCTCGGATACCTTGATGAGAGAACCTACCTTGTGGGCATCCAGGTTCACCTGACCGAAAACTTCATCGCTTTCAGTGTAGGCATCTTCCTCTTCCATCCAGGAAGCCGTACCGTGGGAAGCCACGACCGGAATCTTGTGAAGTCCGTTGGAAGTGGTGATGACATGGGCATGAGCACGGATGACGTTCTCCTGCTCCAGTCCCTGAATGAGCTGACGCTCGAACTCGTCCGGAACAAGGTAGCCACCCTCGCTGTCGGTGCCTTCGGTGAGAGAGTTTCTCAGTTCGGGAGAAACGCCCCTCATACGGAGCTGATTCCAGAATGCCTTTTTATAGGTATCGGAAGCTCTGCCGGTCTTTTCATCCTGCTTCTGATTGTCGGGCTTGGAAGTGAGGGGCTTGCTGGTCGCATTCTGCATCTCACGCTCCATAGCGTCGAGTCTTTCCTGACG